ACCCGAATGAACACTTCGCCGCCCCACTCCTTCACGTTGACCTTCAGGAGGCCCAGGTCGTCCGCTGCCAGGATCTGTTCTGCCGTCAGTGCCATTCGTCAGCCCTTCAGTTGGGAGCCAGCTTGAACGATGCGGCGTACCGTGCCACGTCGTTGACCGTCCCCTCGAGGCGCAGGGTCTGGCAGATACACTTCGCAGTGAACGTCAGGCCGCCGCCGCCGATGTCGAGCGTGGCCTTCTTGCCGTACTGGGCCAGGGTGATCTGCGCCGTCGAGAGGCACGAGATGTCTATAGCACCCATGTCCAGCGACCAGCCGGCGGGCGAGTGCGTGCCGCCGCGATAGACGGGCAGGCTGCCGCCGACGAGCACCTTGATCTCGGTGATCTCGCCGAGCGCAACGCTATCCCACGTCGCCGTTACGCCCGCACACTCTGTAGCCATGACGGGCCTCCGTCAGGCTTAGTAGCGCGCCACCTTGAAGGTGACCTGGCCCCTCACGGCGTCATTCGTGGCGAACGTCAGCGTGGACGCAGAGACAGTGGCCGCCGCACTGATGGCGGTCGAACCGCCCACGGTGAGCACCAGGGTGCCCGTCGAGGCATCCTTGATGATGTTCGTGCCGAGGTAGTCGACCACGACCTCGCGGCCGGTGTCGGTCGCCGAACCCTGGAGCGGGCGACTGATCGTGCGGACGCTGTTGCCGGTGGTCAGGCCGAGGTGCGACACGTCAATGGTGTCGTCGGCGGCCGGGTCCGTGTTGCTCACGACGATGTTCGTGACGGTGAACGCGGTGCCACCGAAAGAGAACGTGGTGCCCGATCCATCGTGCGGCGTTGCGGACATCTACTAGGTCTCCTGCCAGAGGACGTTGAAGGTCTGCGTTACCTGGTACACCGGCGGGAGGTCGCCGCCGGCCAGCTGCACAAAGTCGTCGGATTCCTGCTCCAGCGATACGTGCTTCACTTCCACATTGTCGACGGTGCCCCCGTACCCATCCAGAACCACGCGGACCTTGTCCGCCAGCTGCCGGACGGCATCGTAGGTCGTGGCGAAGGACTGCATTTCCACGCTGACGTTGGGCACGCCCATCGGCCCGGCCAGCGTGTGCTCCCGGCTGATCGCCGAGCGTCGCCAGGTGATGAACGGCAGGGCCGCGGTCTTCGGGGCCAGCAGCGGATAGACGCGGCTGCCGACGATGGACGAGGTGACGGTGTTCGTCACCAAGGCTGAGCGCAGGACGGCTTCGGGGGATTTCATGGGTGGCCTCTCTAGCCTCCTGCCAGGCGTTCAAGGATCTTCTTTTCTTTGTATGCGTTGTACGTGGTCTGAAGCCCGCGTTTCGTTCTGCCCTCGAGCTCAGCCCACGCCTTTTCAATGCACGCACCTAACTGCATTCGCAACTCTGCCGTCATTGCCGGCTTTGCTTGATTAAACGCAGTCTTCACGGGCGGCACACCAGTGCGTCCACCAACCGGCATTTTCCCAAGGTTGACTCGCTGCCCATCCTTTGCCGATTTGAAAAACGATTTTGGGTAGGCCGGGCTCACGGTCTTCATCTTCCCTTTTGCCGCACCCTTCTTGCCGACCACAATTTTGAAACCGCCACGGCCACTGCCGGCAGTATCTAGCTTCCACCGAAAGCTTGAGGCGAATCTATTGCCTTCCTTTGTTCGCCTTTCTTTCGTTCCAAACTCAAGCCAGCCCTGGTGGTATCCCTTTGAGTCGCCCCCCCACGAGTAGCCAACCATACCAACGGCGTTGCCTTGCTTTGGGTATGTCTTTACCTTTGTTTTAATGCTCTTTCGCAGGTTTCCTGTTGGCCCCTTCGGCGTGTTTTTTCGAAGAGCTGTAAGGCCTGGTTGAACTGCCTTTCGAAGGGCAGCGCCAAGATGCTTGGCTGCCAAGTTTGTCGGCAACTTCTTGAGCTCGGCCCGCAGTTCTTCCATGTCAGGGAAGTACATATCGACGCGGAGCGTGGAGTCAGCCTTTGCCTTTGCCATCTACTGCTGCTCCTGGCAGATAGCCTCGTGTTCGCTGCGGTTGCCGTGCTCGAGCAGGCTGACGATCTCCAGCGTGCGGGACCGCCACGAGAACCGATGCTGGCTCGTCAGGCCGGGCAGATACCGCATCCGCACCTTGTGCGTCACGCTCGTCTCCTGCTGGCCGGCAATCAACGCTTCACGGGCGCTCACGCCCTCCACGCTTGCCCAAACCGCAGACGAGTCCGACCAGGTCATCACCGTCTCGCCCAGGGCGTTCGTGGTGCCGCTGGCGATCTGGACGGTCACACGCTCGCGGAGCTTGCCGGGATCAATCATCGGTAGGTGCCCCACCGCTGGGAGTCGAGGAGCGACTTCACGCCAAACGGGATCTCGCCGCCGCTCATGGAGTCGGCCGCCATCCGGCGCTCAAACCACATGCCCACCAGCATCAGGATCGCGTGCCGGATGGCCGCAGGAACGTCCGTGCCACTGGGCCCGTAGCCGCCCCACCAGGTCACGCTGATCGCGTTGTCGTCCTGCAGGTGCGGGGGCCAAGTCTGCCCGTAGAGCGTTTTGACGGCTCCTGGCGTGCTGTTGCGGTCCACCCGGTAGCTCGCCGTGGAATAGGCGGCCGTGGTGCCGTTCTCGTAGGTGAACGTCAGGGCCACTGCCGTCGCCGTGCCAGCCGTCGCCACCGGGGGGCGTGGGAGCTCGATGTCGTGCGTGCCGTCGGGCGGGAACCTGTCGAACCGCATCGTCCACTGCGTGTAGACGAGCGAGCGGTCCAGGTACTGCTCGACCCACTCGCGGGCTGCCGCCACCAGGGCCTGGACGTAGGCGTCGTCGGAGTTGCCGTCGATCCGACAGTGGGCCTTCGCCTCGGCCAGCGTGACAGGCTCAACGGCCGGCTGAGTCGCTCGGGTCAGGCTTCGGTACTGCACGGGGTCGTCCTCGTTTCCTGGGCGTCGCGTCGGCCGTCTCGGCCTGGTGCTCGATGGCTGCCGTCTCGATGAGCTCCTGCTGCGTGTCCTCGACGGCGACACGCTGGGCGAGCAGCTGGGTGGCGAGCCCTCCCTGGATGTCTGCCGTCTGCCCCTTGCGGTATCCACGCCAGGCTCGGGTGAACTTCAGTTTCGTCATTGAGGCACGCTCCATGCAGTTTCGGGCTTCTTTCCGGTGTTGGTGAATTCGGTCGTCCACTGGAAAACAGGCTTCCCCAAGTCCTTGCCGGGCCACGTCACGACGTACTCGCCGTGCCCGAGAACCACGCGGGGCGTGACGTAGACGCGGTTCCCGCTTTCGCGCCAGTTCCTCCACCAGTAGATGTCGGGATCCGTGCGGCCTTCGTTCCAGGAGCCGTCTGGCCCTGGCTTGCTCCAGAACCACGGCTTCCGGCAACGCTTCAGAGCCGCCGTCGAGATCACCGTGAGCCCGAAGTGCGCCGTGTCGACCTCCTGGACGGGCTCCGAAAACCATGCCATCGGCAGGCTCGTCTTGCCGTCTGCCGGCGGATTGTCGAGCGTGCCCTTGATTGTCAGCATCGGGCGGCCGTCCTCCCGCTTGGTCTGCAGCCCCGTCAGGGCGTCGCACTGAAACGTCATCGCCATTGCGAAAAGATGCTCGACGTCCTCCTTCGTGAAGAACGTGTCGTAGTCGATGGCGAGCAGATATTCCGCCTTGTCGATGAACTGCTCCATCACCCGCGTGTTGACCTGGTCCCAGAACGCACCAGTGCCCATCGTGGGGCGGATGCCGAGCGGCATGAGTGCCTGAGCCCAGGCGAAGTGGTTGGCCGTAAACGAGAGCCTAGGCATCGACAGGATGGCTTCCACCCGAACGTCGGCCTCTGTGCCACCCACGCGGACGATCATGCGTGACTCCAAAAGAGAGCGGGCCGCCCCGTAGTGGAGCGGCCCGCCCAGTTTGCACTTCACGTCAAGCCGTCAGGCTCACGCACCCTTGAGGGCGATGACCGGGCCAGCGACCGTGTCGCTGCCGAGCGTGTGCCACGAGATCGCCACGCGGGCGGTCGCACGCAGCACGGTCTGGTCGCTCAGGAAGGCCACCTCGGAGCTCGACGCGAGGTCGATGCCCTGGCGGGTGCCGAAGATTGCCGCGTTCGCCAAGTTGGCAAACAGGGCCATCACGTTGCCCGTCTGGTCGCCCGAGCTCGGCATCTCGTCCGTGAGCACCACAGGGTAGCCCATAAACGTGAGTCCAAGGCCCTGCGACAGGCCGACCGAACCGCCCTGGGCGGCGTCGAGGGCCTGCATGCAGTCCGCGAAGAAATACGGCGAGCAGTACCACTTCGCGCCAGCGCGGCTGTGGGACGGCATCAGAGCCATCATCCGCAGCAGGTTGGCCTTGGTCACCTCATCCGGCGTGTCGCCGGCAGCCGTCACCAGGCTCGCGGCGTAGGTCGCCGAGGTGCCCGCGAGGATGCCGTTGCTGGTCAGGATGCCAGCCACGCTCGGAGCCGAACCCGAGTTGCCGTTGAACGCGATGTTCTCGATCGCGTTGGTGAGGCACAGGGCGAGCTCTGCCGCAATCCAGTCGGCGTAGGCCGCCGGGTTGACCGCGTCCGAGAGCAGCTCGTTGGCGATCTTGGTGGCAGCCGTGCACTTCTTCGCCGTCAGCGTCACCTGGGTCGAGGTGGGGTCGCTGTCGGTGATCGCCACGTTCTCGTTCTGCCAGTTGACGGTCGCACCGGCCGTCCGCTTCGGGACGAGCACCACGTCGCTCGGCATCTGAATGTTCAGAGCGTTGGACGCGAAGGCCGAGTTCTCGGTGACGAGACGCAGCACGGTGTCGGACAGGAGGATGTCCGGCACGAACGCCGCACCCGTGGTCGAGCCCGTCGAGCCCTGGGCACGCACCTCGATGCCGGCGTCTTCGCACCACCGCTTGGCGTCGGCGTCGCGGAGAAGCGTGGCCTTCAGCTGCATGCCGCTCTTGAAGGCGTCCTCGTGCGAGCGGAAAGCCTTGAGCTTGCCACGGAACGGAACCGCCTCGATCCGGGTCTTCGGCTCTTCGGGCCGCACCTCGGGGGCCGGGGCGCAACGGTCAACCACCGCACGCAGGCTCTTCGCCGACTCGGCGACGGACTTCTCGAACTCGACCTTCTTGGCGAGCTTGGCGGCGTCGGCCGTCAGCGTCTCGAGCTCAAGGTCGCGCTCGGCGATCTTGTCGGCATCGCCCTCG